AGTTAAAAATGTAAAGATATTTGATGATATTTGGACACAATCATATAAATGGCTAGACCGTAGTCAGACCAGATTTCATAAAAATAGTTGGACCTTTGAACAATCAAAGAATGCTAAAGTGGCTATTTTCCACGGCAATCCAAAACCACACGAATCAGACCAGGAATGGGTAAAATCCAACTGGAAATAGCCAAAAGTTGACCTTCGGCAACTTTGTTCTGGTTCTGTTCTTCTAAAAAGCTAGTAAAATCAACGATAATTAGCGCTTGACTTTGGTGCCAGGTATGATAGGTTATATGTATGAATAACAAAAAGGAGAATACACTATGTCAAAAGTAAAACAATGGGCTGAAGATACAGCCGAAAAAGCAGTAGATAATATTATTGTTAAATTAAAAGATGGTCAAATTGATTTGACAGAAGCCGTGAGCTTGACAATGAAAGTAGAAAATGTTAATATGTTAGGTATTGATGAGAACAATGTTGAGGAGGCTTTGACACAATAATGACAACTTTTAATGTTTGCTATTTAAGAGAATACAGAGATCCTGAAAATGAGTGTGAAACATTTAATTTATATGAAACAATATACAGAAATGTACCTATAAAGTATCTTAATAAATTTACTAATAAAGATTTTAAAATGAAGATGTTAAAACATTGTGATTGGAACTATAAAGAGACAGCAAAGAATTTTGAAAATGTTACCAATATTGATATTGTTACCGAAAAAGATTATTATACATCTTTTGCTGATGTGTATGGTGATGTAATGAGTAAAGATGAGTATAAGACACAAAAATTACATATGTGGAATGACTATGGTCAACAATATGATAGATCAAGTTTAAGAAAAGATTTTAACCCAGCTATGACAAAAAGTAAAGTTTATAGCTACAACGGAAAGAAGTGTCATTAATGAAATACGGTGAAGACAAAATATTAGATGAAGTAAAAAAATATATTGGTGGTACCTATGACCAACACTATTCTACAACTAAAGATGGTTTTCAGGTACAAGATATGTTAAGACAACTTGGTATAGATAAAGATTTCTGCCAAGCTAATGCTATCAAATATCTATGTAGATATGGTAAAAAAGATGGTAAGAATAGAAAAGATTTATTAAAAGCAATTCACTACATTGTGCTATTGATGTCAAGTGAAGATAAAAACGAGAAATGGTCAGTTGATGGTTTCTTAAACAAAAAGGAGGACTAATGGCAGTTGATACAGATATATTCTTTGGTAAAGATGATGTAAATAAAAACCTATACAGAAAGAAAACTTATTATACTCTAGTTATAGAGCAAGAAGTTATTGCTAATAACAAAGATGAGGCTGATAAAAAATTTAGTGATTGTGGTATAAATCACTCTCAAATCAACCACGAAATAACTGAAACAAAAAATGGTGTTGAGACTTATATGGTAGACGCCAACTATACAGATTCAGATAACACAAGTTATATGGGTAGAATTGTGTATGATACAGATACGTATGACCAATCTTTAGATGACGCTAAGGAAAATGGTGATGTGACTATTGACACATATGAGCCAGAAAAAGAAGTAATGACACCTAAAGAAGAAGACGCTAACGCTGGTGTTGTAAGAGATAAAGATGGTAATGTAATGAGTGAGGCAACTAATGTCTAAAACGGTAACTATTACAGTAAAGAAAAAGACTTTAGAGTCAGTTTATAATCAAGTAAGAATGTGTAATGATTTAGGTTTTCCTAATTTTAGTAAAGGCGAACCTATTAACAACTTGATGAGAGAAGTCAAAAGAGATATTAATAAACAAAAGAAAGAACAAGATTTAGGTTGGAAAGATTTTTGGAGTTTTTGGCCATTATCTATTGTTGTGCCTTTAATGTTATTATCAATTATATTAGGACCGGTATTTACAAGATGAATAATAAACCAAATGAATGGGAACAAGGCGTAATAAATGGTGCTGTAGAGTATTCTATTATGGAGTGGAGATCATTGGATAGAAGTACAAAGACAGTTGTAAAAACTTATAAAGAGGCAAAAGAATTGTTTAAAAAAACTATTAAAAAACATAGACAGACTTTAGCATATGCTGTTGATAAGAATGGTAGATTTGCTAATCTAAACCATTTACCAGAATTTAAAAAGGAGATAGGTGATGAGTAATCAAAGACCAGGTAAAGTAGTAAGAGCTGCCGATCCGACAATGAAGGATATGACAACTCTAAAGTTTTTTAAGAATGCTCAGAAATTATTAGAACAAGAAGGTAAAACAGATGAGGCGTTTTATTTTGAACAGATGGTAGATTGGTTAACTAGTGGACACCAATTACCTACCACGGAAGAACAAACAATTAAGGCACTAGGAATATAGGAGGACTATGATACAAGAAATAGCAACGGTAGATTTGTTGAATACGGTCATTGATAAAATTGATGATGGTAAAATAGCAGACGCCAAAGACGATCTAATTACATTTAAAGATAAGATACAAAATGAGATTGATCAATTTGATAAATGGGCTGAGGTACAATCAGATATTGATACTTCAATACAACTAGAAGTAGATAAGGCACTTGGAAAGTAGATGATGTACTACTCACACAAGCTAAGAATCACCAATCCTGGCGTGTCCAGGTGTGTTCCAGGCATAGAAAAAGCAGTAAAATCAATACTTTTTACAGGCTTGACATTTGGAACGATTTATGGTATGATATACACAATTAACTTAACAAAAGGACTATAATATGTTTTATACAAAAGAAATGATACACACAGAGTTTAAAATGGCTACTCAAAAAGATGAGAAAAATGCTATGAGGCCTGCCGGTAAGAAATCTTACAAACACAGAGTTGCTTATCTTACTGCTTTAAAAGAAGATATGATAAAGTCTCCAAAGTATTTTAGAGACGTAAAAATTACAACAGACCAATTACAAAATAGTATTGATTGTTGGTCAGCTCCAAATCCTAGAGACGCTTTCTATATGAAAGTTTTTAATATGACTTATGCTGAAAAGAAAGCACAAGAAGAACTAGAACATTTTACTTATGAAAATGGTGAGAAAAAAGAAGTTAGAAAATCTAAAGAGAAAACACAATCGGTACATTAAGTCTTTAGGTGTCAACATTGATGTTGATACTGGTGAGATTTTTTCTTCGTTTGAGGGTTATGATTTTCCAGATTTATCGTGTAGGCCTAGTTTGCCTACGAGTGATAATATAGCAGGTGTTGGCTTGAAAAAGAAATATGCTACACGAGTACCTGCTGGTAAAACAATTAGTGTGGCATACAATAAGGGTCCTTATATGATTGTTGATGATAAGGATTTTAAAACTATGGGAAGGAAAATATAATATGTGGAATGTGAAAAGTACAACGTTATTTGCCGTTTCATTGGTAGCAGTTATTCTTATATCGGTAAGTATGGCTAAAGCTGATGAAAAGACAATAACTCCTAAAGAGTTTGCTACAGCGATTGCTGAAACACCAAGTAAAGTTGGTAACCATTTAAAAAATGAATGGGAAGAAACAAAAGAGTATCAAGCAAAAAGTTGGGCTGAAATGAAAACTAAATGGCCGTTTACAATGTTTAAGGGTAATCAATAATGCCTGGCGATTTTGTATGTACAAGTGCCAATGATGGCACACATTTATTCAGACCTGTTTCTGCCAGAGGACATACTTTCTGGCAAAAACAAAATTATAATAAATTTGTGATTGATAATAACGAAGATTATTACATTGTTAAAAGTGTTGATAGTCAGAAAATTTGTGATGAGATTAGAAAAAATAATATGGATTTTACTAGTTAGTTTATTGCTAACTAATTGTGCTAACAGATCACATACTGGTGCTGTGTTAGGTTCTACAACTACAACAGGTACTTGTGTATCTATGGGTATTGAAAACCCTTATGCTATCGCTGGTTGTGCTGTGGTTGGTGCTTTTGCTGGTGCTGAAATTATGTACAATTCAGATTATGATGTTCACAATGCCGTGTTTGTAGATCATTTAAACAATGGGCCACAAGGTTCAAGTTATACTAATTGGTTTAATCAAAAGACCGGTAATTCTGGTATTATTAAAACAACTAGGTCTTTTATGAAAGGGCCTATTAAATGTAAAAATTATGACGCTACGATTGATATAACAAATCAATGGCCGTTATTAGGTATTGGTGGCGTCAATAGAAAAATGGTATTTGGTACTGCTTGTCAGTTACCAGATGGCAGATGGATTGAGGATCCGACTTATGAGTAATGATGTATTAGGTTATTCTTCACACGATTGGCGTAAACATACAGATGACGCTGTTGTGGTAGATGATAAAGAATATGAACAAATGAAAGTGAATAATTGTAGAGTTATATTTAAAAATCCAAAGACATTAAAAGAAGAAACTGTTGATGTATCCAGATTGATTAGAGTATTTGTAAACAATAGAGACGATCTGAAAAGGAGTGTTAAATAATGCCTTTTGATCCTAGACAATATATGAAATTAATGTTTTATACAATATTTGCCATATTAATATGTACATATGTATTTGGTGGCGAAAAAATATTACATAGTAAAATTAAATCAATACAACCAGAAAAAACAGATGGTCAGTATTGTTTTGTAAAAGTGGTAATCAAACAACGAGGTGATGAGATTATCAAAGAAGAAATTTTGGAGTGTGCTGATGGTAAAAAAGGTATTGAAACACCAGGTTATTGGGAGTTATTTGCTCAGTTTTATTACAGAGACACATATGCTCCAGAATACTGCCGATATTATAGTCGGGAGGGACACGTTTTTAAAACACCAGGAAAAGTGTGTTTACAAGTAAATGGTGAATGGGAGGTTAGATGATTAAGAATATAATCATAATCGCTCTCTTAATAATGATAATGACAGGTGTATCTTCTAGTGAGGCTTTTGTACATATTCAACAGGGGCTTGACTTTTTGAAAGATTTGTTATATAATGTAGAGAGGAGTGTGGATAAAATATGAAAAACTACATAAAAGTAATAGGTATATTAGTGGCTGGTTTGCTTTTGGCAAATTGTTCTAGTACAACTTATAAGATGAAGTCAGAAAAAGGCAAGGTATTGAATAAAGTACCTGGCTGGTATATGAATGACTTTAAAGTAAAGAAAGCGTGTGGTACGACCAAGTTTGGTAAAAACAAAAACAAAGAGTGTATCTTTGGTGTTGGTACTGCCGTGTCGCCTGATTTACAATTAGCAATCGAAAAAGGTATGATGATTGCCAAGGCTGATTTAGCTGATATTGTAAAGGGTGAAATGAACAAACAATCTAAACAATACATAACTGAAATTGGTAAAACCAATTCAATGTCCGTTGTGACAGATGTTGAGGTTACATTAATCAATATAATATCTAAAACACAAGTTAGAGGTTATGAAATGTGGCAAAAAGACGTTACAATAACTAAAAACGGATATTATAGAGTTTGGATTGGTTTAAGATTGCCAATGGGTGAGTATAATAAAATGTATAATTATACCATAGAAACAGCATTAGATTCTTTTAAGTTAAAAGAGAAGTCTGATATTGCTTACAAACAACTATTGGAAAATACAGGTAATACAAATGAAAATAACAATTTACAGTAAGAATAATTGTATATACTGCTCCAAGGCCAAGACCTTGGTAAAAAACCTTGGCCTAGAGTATGAGGAAAAGTCATTAGAAAAAGACTTTGGCTCTGACCCTAGTAAAATGTTAGAAGACATAGGTAAAAATGTTAGAGCTATGCCTCAAATTAAGATTGATGACGAGTTGATTGGTGGTTATAATCAATTAATAGAATACTTTGAAAAACAAGGTAAAGTTAATTTTAAGGGTGAGATTATAAGTGAGTAATGATAAGATAATACCATTTCCTAAAAATCGTATTGTTAATCAAAGAAGTAGAGAACTTGATGAACAAAGACGTAAAATGGGTAATAAAGTTGCCAAAGAAATAGAAAAGCAACAAACAAAACAATTTGTTGAAACTTCGGTTGATGATATGAGTATGAACTTATTAAAACAATTTTATGATATGGCAATTAAAACTGATAAACATAGTTTTACAAAAGACTTGGCCTTGTTAGTAGATGTAATGAGAGGTTTAATGTATAGAGATTTTGATATTAAACACCCAGCACAAAAACTATCAGACAAAATGGTAAACTTAAAGGTAAACAGAGACGGAACTCAATCTGCTCAAATAGACTATACGGGTGTTACCGATACTAAAATTAAAAATGGTAAACCATTGAGTAAAGAGGTCAAAGAAGATTTAAAAGATTTAAACGAAACTGGTATAACATTTGATCCAGATGACGATAACGGAATTACATAAAGTAATCGCCTTAGCAGGTTGTAAAATAGTCCAAAATATAAAGGAGAAAATTATGTTTGGAAATACAAAAACAGAAACTAGAGGCAGAAAGAGTTTGTCTAAAAAACAAACAATTCTTAATGCTTTTTTAAGAGGGCAATCAATTGCTTGGAAGACTTTAAACACAAAGTTTGGTCTTAAATCACCAAGAAGTATGGTTGATACTTTAAGAGCTGAAGGCTATATGGTCTACGGTTCAAAAGTAAAAGGTAAACACGTGTACAGACTTGGTACACCAACGAGAGCTATTATCTCTGCTGGTATCAAAGCGTTATACGGAACGCCTTTCAAATACGACAATGCTTCAGTTGTAGCACCTACAAAAGCTACAGTTGCTTCTATTGACGCTTAATTAAATTAACGGTGTGGTGGCGAGCAATCGCCACCTATCATTTTATGGATTTAGAACACGGATTTTTATTAGGTTTTTTAGGTTGTATAGTAACCTTTGTAGGTTTCTTTATAGCTTTTTTGCTTATAAATTATAATAAGAAAAAAGAATTAAAAAAATTAAGAGATATTGAAAATAGAAAAAAAGGGCCATTGTCAGATCATTACTATGGTGATGATACAGTATGAAAACTAAAATTAAAAAAGCAGATTATCAAAACTATGCTGATTGTATAAGAAGTGATCAGGTATCAGCACCTGAAATAGTAGAATTATTTGAAGATAAAGAATTTTATAAATGGTATAAAAAGAAATACTTATGATATTAGTTGACCTCAATCAAGTGTTAATATCAAACCTTATGGCACAGGTCAGAGGTAAAGGTGATGTTAAACCTAATAAAGAAATGATTAGACATATGGTCTTAACATCATTGAGAGGTTTTAATGCTAAGTTTGGCCAAGAATATGGTACAATGGTGTTATGTTCAGACGCCAGCGATCCTTGGCGAAAAGATTTTTTCCCTAGATACAAGTATAGTAGAAAAATGGCCAGACAAGATGGTCCTTTTGATTGGGATAATATATTTAAAATTATTACAGAGATAAAAGAGGAAATTAGAGATAACTTTCCTTATATTGTAATGTATGTAGAGAACTCTGAAGCAGATGATATTATAGCGACACTAATTAAATTACAAGAAGAAGATATTTACCTAGTTGTATCAGGCGATAAAGACTTTATACAACTACATCATTATGGTAATGTATATCAATGGTCGCCATTTTTAAAATCATTTATTGGTGAACAAGAAGACCCTATAAAATTTTTAAGAGAACAGATAATAAAAGGTGACCGATCAGATGGTGTACCAAACATATTATCAGATGACGAAATTTTTGTTAGAGGTGATAGGCAGAAACCTATTACTAAACAAAAACTGGAAGAGTGGTCTAATTTAGATAATATACCACTTGGCTCAGAAACAAAAAAGAACTATAATAGAAATAAAAAGTTAATTGATCTATCACAAATACCAAAAACGATAGAAGATTCTATTATAAATATCTACAGGTCTTATAAAGTACCAAACAGGTCGCTCCTGTTACCTTACTTTATGAAACACAAATTAAAATCATTGATTGAAAACATTAACGATTTTTGACAATATATATTGGTC